CATCGGTAAGGATTGTTTTTAATAGCTCTTGGTTCAAATCTGACGGCTTTAACTTGCCTTTATGCAGTTGCGCTGCGACATTCTCGATAAGCGCCGTATAGTCGCTTAAATCGACCGAAACAACTTCGGCCTCATTATCGCACGTATGCCCATGAAATGCTACAATTTCGCTCTGTAAAAAGCTACGGGCGTCAACTTTTGAGACTTTTTTTTTTCGGCCGGCTCCGGCGCATCAGTTGCTTTTAAACCGACAATCGGAATTCCCGTTTTGTCGCTTACAAATTTAATGTCAACCTCAAATCCTGCTTGTGATAATTTTACAAGCATGTCGACCAATTCCTCGGCCGTCATTTCTTTAGAATCGTCCCACTCGAAACGATGGTCTTTTAATACCGAATAAATAGGGCTGATTTGTTGCAAACGCCAAATGAGCTCTTCATTGATCACATACCTTGCGTCGGTTTTATCAGACTCATGACGGTCATCCGAAACGCCCTGCATGACTTTAAGACTTCCGTAGGTTCCTTTCGCGTTTGCGTCGGTAGTACCATCTTGTCCCATGATGCGCTTTGTCATCTCCGAATTTCTACGCTCAATAACCTTGTCGAATATTTCAAATGATGCTGCGCCCTGCGCATTCATAACCTCAATTTTTTCGTTGCCTTTTAAAACAGCCCAATGGTTGCTTACCATGCTTGCCATCATATCGGCTAATTCATTCTCGCGGGTTTCGCTGTAACTGTCAGTTGTTACCCAACGCGGAGGAATTCCGTATTTTTCAATAAATTCATTCCATGCAGCAAGCGCGAATTTTTTACTCAAAACATCCGGCGCAACATCTTTCAAAAGACCTAAATCTTTGTTTTTGCCGATTTGGATATAATACGGTTTGAGCGGATCCTCTTTATATGAGTATCCGGTTGTGTCGCCATTTTCTTTAACAATCAAACCTTTCTCAGGTAATATATTTTCTCCGGGTATGAGGTTCACACCCGCAAGTTCCATAGTTTCCGAATTCACATCCCACAGCTCAACGATTGTCGTACCGTTGAATTTCGCCATGATTGTATGATAAATGAAGGAATTGAACCACGGCCGTTCAAACAATTTTGTAAGCTCCGGATTACTCTCTCCGGAGGCGTCTACAATCTTAAATTTGGATTGCATGATTTTTAAAACCCGGCTTTCAATTAATGAGGAAAGATGGCTGTCTAATCGAATACTTTCGTATAGTGCGATAAGCGGCGCACGGTTTGGATTTTCGGCAAGCATTGCCATCGTTAAGGCATCCTTCCATTTCTTTAATGTCTGAACGCTTAATGATTTGCTTTTTGGTAATATAATATTTGACGGTCTGTTTTCGTAACTTCTGCCAACTTTTGCGCCTTGTGATCCCATAGTTAATAATATAAATCTTCGTTTTTACTGTTTCCCCAACGCACCTCTTTTCTGATAACTTCCAAGGGCGGCAATACAGGTGTTTCTTTTCCTTCCTTTACATCTTTGAGCCACGACATCGCCCATTTATACTCGTCGCTGAAATCATTGGGAATTTTCCGCGCTTTGTTCCTTTTTACGACAGCATAATTAACAAGTGCCGAAAGGACTTTTTTTATTAGGGGCTTGTCTTCGTAACCCTCGACTTTGGAAAACACTTTCGCCACGTCGTAACGTTCCCTGATTTTTCCTTTCATCAAAGAAATATTTTCCAGTTCGATTTGGTCTAAAATTGCTAAATCGTCCTCGAGGCTGTCGTCAAGATAAATTTCAAAAATCTGTGCCGTCAGCTCGGGCTTTGTTAAAAAAAATAATGCCATTAGTATACGTGTTTGCGTTCAACTCTGCCAGTCATTGGCTTGCCGCCCGTTGATTTCTCATAGATATGTTTTGACAAGAATGTAATGCATTGCTCGTCGGAATCGGGCGCGTCATCGTGTCCGTTGTAACCTGGTTCAATTCCCATTAGTTGAGCCTTGCCAATTTGCGCGTCATTGTGGCTTTTTAATTTCTCATTCCACCAACAACGGCTGTTTTGATAGTATGGGTGAATTGATACAATCCTGTCATATTTTTTAATACGCGGGTTGTCAACCTTGGTAATACGCAAGTCAACGCCATATTCACGCTCAACCTCGAGGATTGTTCGCTCAACTTCGTCATTCCAAAATTGCGCTTCAAAACGCCAATGCACCCGAACGTTATCGGGCAAGTCTTTTTGGTACTGCGCCATATATTCTACGGCCGCTCTCATTTTAGTTTTTTTAACAAAACAATCTACCAAATAGAATTGCTTGTCTTTCAGTCCCCAAATCCTCACCGCATTATAATCTGCGGTGGGAGTTCCTGCATATGCAACATCCCAATGCCCAACAATCGTCTGGAAGTGGTCAATGCGCGGCAGCTTGCAATACTGTATGAGTTCGTCAGTGAAAATTTTACCTTTCAGGTGCGGCTCATTATTGTATTCTGCCAATGCATTTAATACGCCAATTTCAGATTCTAAAATTTTATAGTAATCAGGCTTGTATTTTGATTTCCAACGCGGCTCGTAGGTGACGCTGTTGTATGCCTTGACATGATGCACTTTCCAACGCGGATTTTGCTCTTGTAGCTTTTTTTGTATCATGATTGGATACGCGGCATTATTTGCCATCAGAAAACGTCTTCGGTCGCCGTCCATTGTTGGAATTAAATCGGTTAAAATCCAACTGACAACCTCGTCCTGTCGCTTTTCATTTTTTATCGTGTCCTTGGTTTCGATATCGTCAGGCACGAGGTAATTTGGGCGTTTATCTTTAACACGCAATCCGCGCACTTGTTGACCCATACCAAGAGCCTGCCCGATAAAACCGTCCTTGGTCACAAAAAATCCTTCCTCCCAGCTTCCCATCGTTTTTTGTTCCCCAAAATCTGCGATAATTCTCGGGTTTGCTTCCAGTTCTGCGCGGATATCGGCAAGCAGCTGTACGGCCTTTTTTTCATTGTTTCCAATGATAACCTCATAAATTGGCTCTTCACGTAAATAATGAAGCCAAAAAGGGATTATGATGTCACACTCGACAGATTTTGCAAGCCCGCGACCCCATTCAGCAAATCCTTTAAAAAGCGGGTCTTTTGCCACCATGTCAGCCAATTCAACATGAAAATCGGCACATTCCGATGTTGCATAATGCGGAAAATAATAATTGACCATTGCGCTGTAATCCTTCGCGAACAGTTTAAGTCGCGTTTTTTTCTGCTCGGGAGTTTCGTTGGGATCAACGGCACCGCCTGAGGCACGAATAAGGGCAATTTTCCCCAAAAATCGTTTTTGGGCAATCTGGTCTATTTTCTTCATTCTATTTCAAACGCACGTTTGCCGTTTCGTAAAGTGGCCTGATTTTCTTGGTGCCAAAATGATAAGTGAGCCCTATGACTCTTTTCACTTTGAACCTTTTTAAAGAAACTTTTTGTTCTTTGGTAACTTTTCCAAGTTCAAAACCTGAGCCTCTGCGCAATAGAAAGGCTCCAATTTGTAGTTGCCATTCGGCTTTTTTTGCGCGATTCCACAATAGGGAAATGATAAGTTTAAACATCGTTTAATCAGTATTTAAGTGCTAATTCGTTTGTGTGAGTTTCAAAAAAGTCCATTATGGCAATATGGTGTTGTGGTGCCACTTTAGACAACATATCACTCATGACCAAATCCATGACATTTATATAAGTATTGTATGGAATACGGTGCTCTTTTTCAAAGCCGTCTTTTGTTTTGTTGAGTTTTGCAATCGCATCGACGAGCTTAACCTTGTCAGTATCTTTTGCTTCGGAATTGCCTTCCATTTCAATCAATCGCTGTGCGTAGATATCAATCAGGTTATTGATGTTTAGAAGTCCATTTTGTGCGGATCCTATAAGGGCGTTTCTGCGGTCTTTCCACTTATATTTTTCTACCCATTCGCCGATTGTTTTTTCCGAGACGTTCACAAGCGCAGCAACTTCTTTTGCCGTTTTTTTCTCTTTTATAAATAAACCTTCTGCGAGTTTTCTCTCCCTGTCTTTAGCCATCGTATTGCTTTATTTTATCACAAAATTGCGCAATCAAGACCTTATCATTTAAACTCTTTATCCCTTATCAGGTGTACAATCCTTAAAAAAAGGAAGCATTTCCCGAAGATGGAAATGCCATTTTTTAGCCTGTTGGAATTGCCTAAAATTTGCCCAATCAAAAGTGAACAAATGCATAGAAATCATGTAAGTAAAAGATTGCTCATTGTCGGAGGCGGGAACTTCGCAATTTCGGCTTTGATGCTTGAGGCACTTGCCGAAAAATTCCCACTGGTTATCACGGCCGCATCAAAAAAAGATAAGGCCGAAATCAGAATAACCGGCGCGCTTTACGATTGGAATAACTCGTCAGAGGAATTTACGGCCAAGGTCGACGAATTCATTGAAGCGGGAATTACTGACGTAGATGTTTACATTAATTCGCCGGGCGGTGATGTATTTGTCGGCGCAGAAATTGAAAACCAAATTCAAAGGTTCACTGGCGCAAAAAACGGAATCGGCGGCGCAATTGTTGCCTCGGCCGCAACCGCATTGGCAATGAGCTTGGATACTTTCCAAATGGCCGAAAACGGTCAGTTCATGTATCATAAGCCATCCGCCTATATTGGCGGAAATGAGGATAAAATCTCAAGTTCTTTAAAGTTGCTCCAAACCTTGACGGCTCAATATAAAGAGCTGTATTCTGCCAAGTCGACAAATTCCGCAGAGGAAATCGAGGCCAATTGGGCAAAAGGCGATGTATGGCTTTCAGCTAAGGAAGCGCTCGAGCAAAAGTTCATTACTGGCGTAATTAAAAAAACCACAATTACACCGGACACCAAAGCCATGTTTGAGGCTTGCGGCTCTCCGAATATTCCGAAAATTACAAATCAAAAAAAACCTTTTAAAACTATGGATCAAAAAATCCTTGCCCTTTCATTAGGGCTTCCAGAAGATGCCACAGAGGAGCAAATTAAAGCTAAAATCTCGGCAAACAGAATCGCGGCAGAAAAGCTTGCGACAAACGAAACGGCCGACAAGGAAAAAGAAGCCTTGACAGCAACTGCCAAAATTGAAGCCCTTGTAAATGGCGCAATTACCGACAAAAAAATCAAAGCTGACCAAGCTGAAAGTATGAAATCTTGGGCTAAAGCTGATTTCGCAGGATGCGAGGCATTCCTAAAAGCTCAGCCAGTTCTTGACAAAGTATCTGCTGCTATCACTCCCGGAGCTGAAGGTGCTGTCAAAGATTTTTCAGCAATGTCTGAAACCGAGCAAACGCAACTTGCAAAGGAAGACCCGGACGCATTTAAAGCGGCGTATTTCGCAAACCTTGACGCTAAAAGTAAAAAGTAAAAATGAAAACCAATTATTAGAAAAATGAAAAAAATCAATTTGAAGTTTGTATTTGGCATTGTGCTTATGTTGGCGGTTTTCGCCACAAGTTACGCCACCAACAGCCCTAAAGGCTATTCCACGGCAATGGCTGTGACCATCGTCGACGGCGATTTGTTGAACGAGTTGAACGAGAAATTCATCATCTCAAAATTTCGCCACTTAGGAACGTGGATTTCGGAGGTCACAAGTAAGGATAGTTGGGTTGGAAACAATGCAATCAGAATTCCAAAACGTAAGGGGGATTCAGCTCCGACCGTATTGATCAACAACAACGTTTATCCGATTGTTTCAAGCGGCCGCGACGACGAGAAAGTAGTTGTTTCCCTAAACAAATACTCGACCGAAAACAGGGAAGTAACTGCCGACGAGCTATATGCAATTGCATACGACAAAGAGGGCGATATCAACCTTGAGTTAAAAGAGGAGCTTGAGTCAAAATCTATCGACCACGCATTGCATTCAATCTCGCCTGCATCCAATAGTGCCGACACTCCGGTAATGGAAACCACGGGCGCAGCTGACGGCACAAGAAAAAGGCTGTCTAAAGCGGATGTAATCAAATACAAGGGAAATCTTGATGCTCTGTCAGTGCCATTGAAGGGACGTATTCTCGTATTGAGTACAGTCCATGCCAATGACTTATTGCTTGAGGATTCAGCTTTTGAAAAAGGTTACCACAACCGTATGGATGGCGCAATTTCTCAAAATTATTACAGCTTCAAAATCTATGAGGAAGTTTACACACCGACTTATCACGCAACTACAAAAGTCAAATTGGCTTTCGACAGTGTAACGGCCGGAAGGACTTCATCAATTGTTTTCCACAAGGAATCAACTGTAAAAGCGAAGGGAACTGTTGAGCGTTACGCAAGGGATAAAAAAGACGATCCGGAAAACAGGAAATCGGTTGTCGGTTACGATTTGTACTTCGGTTGTTTTGCAATCAAAGACCAAGGTCAGGGAGCAATCATTGATGGTGTAGTCGTATAGTAAAAGCATAAAGGAAATGCCGCCATTGAGGCCGAAAAGCACAACTGCGCGCTCCGCCAATGAATGGCAATACAGCAAATTGATTCGGTCAATGAGCGGCATTCTTTTAACAATATAAAGGCAATGAAATTAGACGAAAAAGGATTACTACAAATTATCGCTTTTGAAGGGCTTGAGCTAAAACCGTATTTGTGCCCTGCCGGAATTCCGACAATTGCAGGAGGTTGTACATTTTATCCAAATGGACGAAAAGTAACGATGAAAGACCCGTCAATTACACGGGCGAAAGCAATTGAAATAACGCGATTTGTCGCAAACCTATTTTCAAATGATGTTGCGAGCCTGGTTAAATCAAAAATCACACAAAACCAACACAACGCTCTCACTTCATTTGCCTACAATTTAGGATCTGATATCGACGCAGATGACATTCCGGAAGGTTTGGGCGACAGTACATTGTTGAAGCTCATAAACGCAAATCCGAATAATAGAGCAATCGCGGCTGAGTTTCTGAAATGGAACAAATCAAACGGCAAACCGCTGCCGGGTTTAACAAAAAGACGGACGAAAGAAAGCCAAATATATTTTACACCATGAGAAAAGTACTGTTTTATTGGTTCGCCTTCCTGCTAATACTGTTGGCAATGACTTCCTGCAAGTCCAAAGCCAATTTAGTTAAGTCGGAAATCACAACGGACTCAATTATTGAAACCGTAAAGGATACCGTTTTTGAGGTTGCAAAAGACAGCAGCTCATACGTGGCCGAGTTGCAATGCATCAATGGAAAAGTGATTGTAAAATCGGTTACAAATACAACATCAGGCCGAAAATTGCAAGCGCCTAAAGTGATTATCAAAGACAACATTTTGACAGTTGATTGCACCGCTCAGGCCGAAAAGATTTTCGCAAGTTGGAAAGAAAAATTTATCAAGTCATTTAAACAGATTGAGGTTCCAGTCATTACCAACGAATTGACTTGGTGGCAGGAAACGCAAATATACATCGGCAGGATCCTGTCGATTATACTCATGTTATGGCTCTTAATATTAATGTTTATCTCAAAATTTAAAAAAAAATGAACAAAGAAATCAAAGCTGCTGCGGTAGAGGTCTTCGAAAGATATCCCTTAGCAAAGAAAGTATTTATCACAAGCGACAATCAGGCTTTTTTGAAAGAAGACCGCGCTCGCCTGCACGATAAGGATTACACAACTGTTGACCGTGCCGATGTCATTGAAGATGATTCTGCCGCGCCAAAGGTTGAAAGAAAAAATGCAAAAGAGTTGATTGAAACCATCGGAACATGCGTGACAGTCGAGGAATTGGATGCAATTGCTGAAGGTGAAGACAGAAAAACAGTTCTCGAGGCCATTACAGCGCGTAAGGCTGCTTTAACCACAAAATAATCAAGAATGAGTTTCGAAGGTGTAAATATAAATAAAGGACAGGGCGGTTTAGACCGCTCTGGTGCCTCAACTGATGCGGTTATGGCATTAGTGGTCATCGTAGCAAATCCATTGGATAACGAATACCATAAAGTGTATGAGTTAAATGAAACTGCGGATGCCGAAGACTTGGGATTCGATGCGGCAAATGACGCTAACGAAGCCATTTTGCTTCACTATCACATTTCAGAGTTTTTTAGATTGGCACCTAACGGAACTTTGAAATTGGTTATCACAGAAGCCGCCGATGCAAAACATTTCTTTGAATCAGCAGATATCAAAGCTTTGTTCCGTGCAAACTCGGATGTGAAAAGGATCGGATTTGTTTACGACAAGGAAATTGTTGGTTTCAGCATCGATACAGAAGTTGGCGCAGCACAAGTTTTCATTGACGAATTGTTTGAGGATAAAATCTACCTGAACGGTATTTATCTTGAAACAAGGAATACGGGCAAAAACGCGGTTTCCAAACGTGCGCTCGGTGCGTCAAAAGTAAGCCTGATTATTGCGCAGGATCCCGGCATTTCAATTTTAGATGCAGCTTATGCCAAATACGCGGCCGTTGGCTCTGTATTGGGAATGAGAGCGGCCAGAAAAGTAAATGAAAACTTGGGGTCGGTTGATGTTATCAATAAGCCAAGTTTGAAAAAAGGCGACATCACATATCCGTTGACAGATGTGTCAAGGGAATTATGGCTCTCTGCCGCCTTGAGCGATGGAACTGCGGTTTCGTCTATCAGCATGGCCGACCAAAAGGGGCTGACGACAAACGCATACATTTTTGCGGGAGGTTTTCAAGGCTTTGCGGGTGTTTACTTCAATGGTGAGCCGACCTGTATTTTGATTTCATCGGACTACTCAACAGGCGAAAATAACGGCGTTTGGGATAAATCTGCGGTTGCGATCAGAACCGCACTCTTGCCAAAAGTTAGAGGATGGTTCCAAAGGAACGCGGCAACCGGAAAGTTACGCGATACCGCAATAACCGACCTTGAGAACATCGGTAAAAAGCCATTGAATAAAATGGTTGCAGCTGAGGAAATATCCGGATACACTTTGGTAATTCCTGCCGGGCAAAACCCGAACGACCAAACTCCTTTAAAAGTCAAAGCGAGTATCACGCTTGGTGCTATCATCCACTTATTCGATGTTGATCTATCACTTAATTAAAAAACTATGTCAAGAGTACCCACGCTTATAAATGCCTTCGGGCGCATGGCCGGATGGAATTCGGTCACAATGAACATCTACGGAAGGGATGTAGAAGGTATTTCCGAACTCTCCTATGATGACGAAATCGACAAGGAGCTTATTTACGGTGCCGGACGTATGCCAATTGGTGTAGGCGAAGGCGACTATAAGCCGAAGTTTACGCTCAAATTGTATCAGGAGGAAGTCATCGCAATGATGGACGCATTGCCTCCACTAATCAGAGTTCAGGACATTATTCCGGTCGATGTTGTCGTTCAATACGAATACAATTTCAGGATGTATAAGGATATTATCCGAAACGTTGAAATTAAAAAAATCGGGAAAGCCGTCAAAAAAGGTGACAAGACAGTTGAGCAAACTGTCGAAGTTATCTGTACACACATTGATTGGAATATGCTTTAATCATGGAAGACAAAAAACCAATTGGCTATTTAGAGGACAAGGTTCTCGAGGCCAAAAAAGCAGAGCACAAAGTCAAATATCTGCACGAAGTTATGACGGTTGACGAAGACGAGAACGAGCACGTTACTTACTTCAAAAAACCGACAATGGACAATCTTCAGATGCTTGCCGATTACGCCAAGAAAAATGAAGAAATGAAAGGGCTGCAAGTTCTTTTTAATACTTGTCGTGTTGACGGTTCCGCAGAGGTGCTCGAAGATGACGAAATGAGAGTTTCGGCATATAAGGCACTCGCACAAATTTTCAAAAGAAGGGAAGCCGTTGTAAAAAAGCGATAGAGGGTGAAGTTATTTCATCCGATGAAAACTATGATTTTTATCGTCGTGGAAACGCTTTGATCAGAAGCTATTTTAATAGAGAGCCCGAAAAGCTCTCTATTAAAAAATGGACTAAACTCTACCATGAGGCCATTTACCTGAAAACACTCGACGCAGAAATCCAAACCAACATTTTAAGCAAAATTCTCGGCGGTAACACCGAGTCAGAATAATGGATCAACAAACGAATTGGATACTCGAATTAATCGATAAAATCACGCAGCCAGTTAAAGAAATTACCGGGAGCGTGACAAAGATGGAAACGGCTATCGAGGGCGTTGATCACAAGGTTGGGAAAATGGGTAACCAAACTTCCGAGGCGTTTGAAAAGTCGAATAGGTCCTTAAAAATGTTAGCTATACAGGCAGGTTCCCAAGGCATTGTAAATCTTGGTCAGCCGCTACTCGAAGGCGCAAAAGGCGCGTATGATTACGACGCCTCATTAAAGGAACTTTCTGCTATTACAGGTGTTGTTGGCGAAGATTTGGATCTAATTGGAAAAAATGCCAGGCAGTCGGCCATTGATTTAGGTGGCCACGCGGGAGATTCTGTTAAGAGTTACACATTATTGCTGTCAAAGCTTACGCCTGAAATTGCCAAAAATCCTGCGGCTCTTGCAATGATGGGAAATAGCGTCGGATTGCTTGGGGAAACGATGCACGGCGATTTGGTTGGTGCGACAAATTCAGCATCGAGTGCGCTAAACCAATTTGGAGTTGATTTGACAGATCCACTCGAGGCAGCAAAACAAATGGACGTAATGCTGAACCAGATGGCCGCATCGGCTAAAGTTGGTTCACAAGATGTTCCAGTTGTAGCTCGCGCTTTGGATGAAGTTGGAGCCGTCGCCAAAAATGCAAATGTAACTTTTGTCGAAACGAACGCAGCGTTACAAGTTCTTGGAAAATATGGAAAAGAAGGCGCTGAGGGCGGTCGTGCGCTGCTGAATGTTTTGGGAATCATGCAAAAAAAGGACTTTTTGCCTAAAGAAGTTCGGGAACAATTGAAAGGTGCCGGAGTTGATGTTGATGTCCTTGCTGACAAAAACAAATCATTAGCCGACAGGATTACTGAACTGAAAAAACTGGGTGGAAATGATGCGCTACTCGGTGCCATGTTTGGATCTGAAAATACAGTGGCGATTACAGGACTTTTGGAAAATGTCGATTTGTTGAAACAATACACCAACGACATTCAAAACGACCAGACGGCTTTATCCGAAATGGCTAAAACGATGGGGACAAGCTACCAAGAGCAAAAGGATAGAATTGTATCGTCATTCGATGATATCAAATTAAGTATTTACGGCGCAACCGGAGCAATGCTGCCTTTTCTCGATGTTGGTTTACAAGGCGTTTTGGGAATCATAAATCTTGCGCCGGGCATCATGTCAATGGTTGAAATGTACAAGCTTTTAAAAGATGCTACAATCTTTGAAACCATCGCACAATGGGATTTAAACCTTGCAATGGACGCAAACCCTATTGGGCTTATAATTATCGCGATTGCGGCCTTAATCGGATTGGTCGTGGCGATTATTAAATACTATGACGATTGGGGCGCAGCGCTTGCGCTGATTATGGGGCCGCTCGGGTGGATTATCAACCTTGTTCAGAGTTTCATAAGGCATTGGGACAGTATAACCGCCGCTTTTAAAAACGATGGAATTGTTGGCGGGATTAAGCGAATCGGGTTGGTAATACTTGACGCGTTGTTAATGCCAATTCAACAACTTTTAGAGCTATTGGCAAAAATTCCCGGTATGGGTGGGATTGCCGGAGGCGGTGCGAAATGGATTAAAGACATGCGCGAAAGCCTCAAATTGACTGAGGGCGATCCGAAAAAAGAAAAGGAAGAAAAGGCGAAGCCCAAAGCTTCAGACCACGACTTCAAACAGCCACAGGTTCCGGTAGTTCCCTTACCGGGAAGCATCGGAGCCGACAAAGGCGATTCGGGTAAATCA